TATTGAGGCTGCACCGCGCTCCGCCTCATCCGCGCGAACTGGCGCGACTTCACCGCCTGCCTGGTCGTTATCCCGGCAGGACTGATCACCATTTGGGCCGCGATGGAAGTGTTGCGCGCCATGATTGAAGGAGGATAGCATGACCCGCCCTGCAACCCGCTGCGGTGAACCCGCATGGAAGAACCCGCCGCCGCGCGTGACAGCCCCGGTGCCTATGCGCGACTGGCTCACCCGCAATTCCCGCAGCCTCGCCGTCCCGCAGACGGATGCACAACACAGCCCCGCCGTTCGAGGCGCACCGGGGCATGGAGACGGCGAATGATCCGCTACCACGCCGATCTGGTGCAGGGGTCCGAGGAGTGGCACGCTGCCCGCTGCGGATTGCTCACCGCCAGCGAAATCAGGTTCATCCTGACGCCCACACTCAAGATCGCGAGCAACGTCAAGGAACGCGCGCACTTGTGGGAGCTCGCCGCCCAGCGCATCAGCCAGTATGTCGAGCCGCACTATATCTCGGATGCGATGCTGCGCGGCCACGAGGATGAAGTGCTGGCGCGCGATCTCTACGGCAGGCGCTTCGCCCCGGTCGAGGAATGCGGCTTCGTCACCAACGACAAGTGGGGCTTCACGCTCGGTTGCTCGCCGGACGGACTGGTCGGCGCAGACGGCATGATCGAATGCAAGTCACGCGGGCAGAAGTTCCAGGTGCAGACCATCGTGGAGCATTACGTCGATGGCACCGTGCCCGAGGACTACTTGCTCCAGGTGCAGGCCGGAATGCTCGTCACCGGGCGCGAGTGGTGCGACCTCATCAGCTACAGCGGCGGGCTGCCGATGGTGACGATGCGCGTCCTGCCCGACGCCAACGTGCAAGACGCGATCATCGAAGCCGCGTCCAAGTATGAGGCGCGCATCCATGAAGCCGTGTCCGACTATCACGCCGCGCTCGCATCGGACCCGCGTTTGATCGCGACCGAGCGGCGCGTTGAACAGGAGATGTTTATATGACGACGACGCCACTGGAGCGCGAGTTGGTCGCGCTGCTCAAGGAACTCATCGACATCGAGGGGCCGCAGCCCGGCACAGGCGGATGGGCCGAAAAGGTCATCGCCGCCATCGCTAAAGCAGAGGAAGCAAGTTCATGAATGCCTATTCCATGGCCGATGTGATCGTGCCCAAAAGCGACCAGATCAACGCCGACACGCTGCTGGCTGGTCCGCAGACCTTCACCATTCGCGAGGTCCAGATTCGCGGCGGACAGGAACAGCCGGTCAGCATCCTGCTTGACGGCACCGATCTTGCCTATCGCCCGTGCAAGAGCATGAGCCGCGTTCTCGTCACCGCATGGGGGGCAGACGCCAAACTCTATGTCGGGCGCTCGCTCACCCTCTACCGCGACCCCTCGGTCAAGTGGGGCGGTCTGGAGGTCGGCGGCATTCGCATCAGCCACCTGTCGCACATCGACGGCAAGATGCAGATGCAGTTGACCGCGACCAAGGGCCAGCGCAAGCCGCATATTGTCATGCCGCTGGTCGTGGAGGCCACGCCCGACCCCGCCGCCAAGTGGGCCGCGCAGTTCATCGCCAAAGTCGCATCGGCCCCCGATCGCGTGGCGCTGGAGCAGTATTTTCAAACCAAGTCCGCGCGCCTGGCTGAATTGCAGGGCGCGAACAGGACGCTCGGGCAGCAATGCACGGACGCCCTGAACGAGGCCCGCGCCAAGTTCGCGCCCGAGGGTGCGGCGGGCGAAGACACAGGCGCGGCGTTCACGGACGCCGAGACGGAAGGGTTCTGAACCATGAACTGGCCCGGCATGATGAAGCGCAAGACAGCTGCGGCCTATTGCGACTTGTCCGAAGCGGCCTTCGAGCGCGAAGTCATCGCGGGCAGGCTCCCGGCGAGCGTCATGCTGGGCGGGCGCGAGCATTGGCGCAAGGAGGCCATCGACCGCGCGCTTGACCTGATCGGCGGCAATGTCGATCAGTCCTATCGTCGCAAGCTGCAACAGCGCCTTGGACGTGCCGCCTGATGCCGAAGCCTGCCCGCCTTGAACACGTCAAATTCGTCTACGCGCGCGGGCGCTGGTATGCCTATTTCAACACCGGCAAGAAGGAGGACGGCAAGCCGATCTATTCCAGAATGCCCGCGCCCGGCGCTGTGGGCTTCTTCGACAGCTACGCGGCGCACATGGCCGCGCGGACCAAGCGCGCGGCTGTGGTCTGCACCGTGGCGCAATTGGCGGACGAATATCTGGAGAGCCTGGAATATCTCGGCAAGGCCGAAGGCACGCGGCGGCTCTACAAAATACAGCTTGCCAAGGTCGCGCGGACGCTGGGCGAATTTCCGTCCGACGATCTGCACCCGTCCGATGTGCGCGATGCGATCGATCTGGAGCAGTTCAACCCGGCCACGCGCAACGCTTTCGTCTCGGCCATCGGCGCAATGTACACCTGGGCAAGGCGGCGGCGCAAAACTACGCTGGAGCCGACCAAGGATATCGAGCGCATCAGGGGCGGCGAACACGACCCATGGCCCGAGCATGTGCTGGCAGACGGACTTGCCGCCGATGACGCTGGCATCAGCCTTGCCGTGCATTTGCTCTACTACACCGGGCAGCGCATCAGCGACGTGTGCGACATGCGCTGGAACGACATTCGCGACGGCGCGATTCACGGGTGCCAGCGCAAGACCGGCAAGCCCTACACCGTGCCGCTGCACGAGGATTTGCGCGCGCAGCTGGACCGCAGCCCGCGCAAAGGCATCACCATCCTGACCGGCGACAACGGCATGAAACTGCGCACCGCTCGGCTGCGGATGCAGTTGCAGGCGTTCACGCGCGCGCGCGGCGCAGAAACCGTGCCGCACGGCCTGCGCAAGAACGCGGTCAATGCGCTGCTGGAGGCAGGCTGCACCATCGCCGAGGTCGCATCGATCACCGGGCAGACCTTCGCCATGGTCGAACACTACGCCGCGCGGGTCGATACCCGCAAACTCGGCAAGGCCGCGATGCTCAAATTCGAGGCCGGAACAAAAGCGGTCAAGGAAAGCACACGGAAAACAAATTCGGAAAATAGTGCAAAATCAACCTGATAATATGCAAAGATGATAATTCGTGGTTAATGAAGAAGCGCGCAATTCAGTCATTTCGCCGCAATCAGCGGGCAAAACTGAATCCTTTTCCGCCAATAACATAGGGCGATGCCGGGAAAACATTTCCGGCCTGGTTATGCCCGCCCCGCGCGTACGGGGATGCAGGCCATGAAGGCCACCCACACCGATTACAAGCACCCGAAGCATCTCCGGGTCGAGGACGGCAAGGACGTGTGGTGCATGGCCCCGTCTTGCTCTGACTACGCCAGATTGAACAAAGCCAGCCTGCCGCCTTGGTCGGGTGCATGGAAGGATAAGCCATGATCCGCAAGATTATCACGCCAGGCTACAAGGCATGGACGTGGACGTGGTGGCGGAAATATTGCACCGTCCCCGACTTTGAACCCGAATGTGGTGATTGTCCTATCTGCCATGGATCGCGGTGGGCGGTGCGCCATGTCACATACGCTCCGGTTAAGGACATAACAGCATGACTGAAGCAACAGAACAGCAACTACGCGATGAGGCGATGCGGCGGCTAATTTGCCTCTCGCCGTCCAACACACGGATGTTTGATGGCAATGGTTACGTGGTTGCAGCCCTCGCCGAAGCTCTGGCCGAGGACAAGTGGCAACCGCCCGTCGATGTGATCTATGAATGCGTTCAGGCCGCGAGCCACGGAATCAACGGCGTGTTCGTTGACCGTCTCCGCGACGAACTGGACAAGCGCGGGATGGAAGTCGGGCCGAAGCGGATGCCGCTGACCGAGGAACAGGTTAAAGCAATGGCTTTGGCTGCCGTTAGAAGCCAGCAGGTAATCTGCCCGATGGTAAGTATTAACATCGCAATCGAAGCCATCCGGCTCGCCACGGGGGACGCGAAATGACCGAGCAAACCGAACTCCCGTCCGTACAAAGCCCACTAGCCGATGAACTGTTCGCCTTGGCGCTGGCGGTTGCCGATACCGCGCCGGGAGTGGATCGCGCCAACGCGAAGGGTCGTTTGGCGCTTGAAGTTGTCGCGAACCTACCCGCCATCCTCGCCGCGCTTCGCCGCCCCGATGGGCCTCTCCCCGCCCCACCGTCAGACAAGGAAGGTAGCGAGAGGTGATTGCTCTCTTGGACAACGGCCAAGACCTTGCCGAGTGCGAGCGCGAGATCGGATTGCCGGTGGGGCAACTGCTCACGCCGCTGACCCGCTACCGGCTCCGCGATGCGGCGCGGCCTTGGGCTATCGACAACGGCGGCTTTGCGCAGCTTAATATTCCTGGGCTGCGGTCTCTCCTTGAGCGCGAGGAACGCCATCGCGAAAACTGCCTGTTTGTCGCGGTCCCGGATATTGTCGGATCGGCGCAACGCACCCTCGAATTGTTCGATTTATTTGCGCCGGATTTTGAGGGGTGGAAAGTGGCACTGGTATGTCAGGATGGCCAAGAAAATCTGCCCATCCCTTGGGCGCGGATCGCCGCTGTTTTCATCGGCGGATCGACCAACTGGAAATGCTCAGTCCATGTTGAACAGATAATCAAAACGGCAAAACTGTTCGGCAAGTGGGTCCATGTTGGCCGGGTGAACCATCCCGACCGCTTCCGACACTTCGAGGCGTTAGGCGCGGACAGTTGCGACGGCACCGGAATCGCCAGATACACGCACATGAGGCAGGCAATCGCCGTTCGCGAAGAGAACGCAACGCTATTCGATCACGGGGAAGCCGCATGAAGGCTCTAACCGGTGCGGCGGCAATCCTTCAGGTGGCCCACACTGGCCCCGATGGGCGCTTGCATGGCCACACCTATGAGATAACCGGATGGTGGGATGGCGAGCCTTGCGCGGTAGAAATGCAAGGCCAGTTGGCGCGGTGGGTCGAGAAATTCGACCATGGCAGATTGCCCCTCATCATGAACCGCGCCGAGGATATTGGCAGACAATGCATTATGGCGCTTGGGTGTGTTGCTGTGGACGTGAACCGTCCACTTGAGCGATTGTTTGCCCGTGTTGAATTGTCAGACAAGGAAGGAAGTGCGTGATGGGTAAACTCCGCGCCGTCCCTATCTCGCTAGAGGATGCGTCAGAGTTCGTGCGCCTGCACCATCGCCACCATACACCACCGCAGGGTCACAAGTTCAGCATCGGCGCGGCGCAGCAAGGCGAACTTGTCGGCGTCGTTATCGTCGGGCGTCCCGTCTCGCGCCATCGTGACGACGGCATGACGCTAGAGGTCACACGGCTCTGCACTATCGGTTCATCGAACGCCTGTTCGTTCCTCTACGGTGCAGCTGCACGTGCAACATTCGCGCTCGGTTATTGCCGGATCGGGACATACATTCTCAAGCGCGAACCGGGGACAACGCTTGTCGCCGCTGGTTGGAAATTGATCGGAGAAACGCCGGGAAGGTCGTGGTCGGTCCAGTCCCGACCGCGCACCGATAAGCACCCGATTGAACCGAAACTGCTATTTGAGAGGGCAATCCCATGACTGACCTGATAGTGACCGATGAGGACCGGGAAGCGGCGGAAGCGTTCGACCCGTGGCTTATGGACTTGCCCGGCGGCATTCCCGAGGCGCAAAAACTGTTGCGAGCATTCGCCCGTCACCGAACCGCCGCCGAAGCGCGGGGATATGCGCGCGGGGTCGAGGATGCTGCGATTGAGGCAGACAATGAGATACACCAAAGCATGGATTATTGCCCGATGCGTATGGACATACTCGACGCCATCCGCGCGCTCAATCCACCAGCGGACAACGTGAAATGAGCAACTGGTCTCCAGTAATTGACCCCAGACATGGGGGGTATGCCCATGGGTTTGAACGAGATGCTCTTTTGGATTTCCGGCGAATGGGAAGCGACTTAATCGACAATTTTCGACTATGTGACCAATCCCCTGTTTTCAATGTGGCGGGGTTGTGGTGGCGCGTCCCTAATCGACCAGCGGAGAACGTGAAATGAGCGGGGACAATGTGGTAGATTGGGGCGGGGTATCTCGAATTGACACATCGGCAGAGCGAATTATCGAACTCGCTGCGGATGCCAGCCTTGTAGATGTTGTCATCGTCGGGATGACCGCCGATGGATCGGAATATTTCGGATCATCGTGCGCGGACGGGGCGAATGCGCTTTGGCATTTGGAACGCGGGAAGCATCGCCTGCTCAAGATTATTGATGACATGGCCGAATGAAATGGCAGACCGCCGAACTTTTCGGAGCGCTATGAAACTACGCCGCCATCTTGATGCGAACCCTATTGCCGCGCCCGCTTATGTTGAAACTGTCGCGCGCAAGCGATGGCTCAAAAGGTTTGCGAACAGCGGACTGCCACGAGGCAGCTGCCACTATTGAGAATTCAATCCACCAGCGGACAAGGTGCGTTGACCCCGGCCTTGTCTAGCAGACTACCGGACGACCGCAGCCGCACTGGCCTTCAGGACAATCCACAACCCCGCCAGCCCGGTTGTCAGCCCTGCCGCCCACTTGACGAACTTGCCGAACGTCTTGGCCGCTGTCCATACTTCGACCAGTTCGCGCGTCTCGCAAACATCGGCGCGGATCGTCCCCATTTCCGCCAACACCTGGTCTAGCTTGTGTTCAATCGACGTAAACCGCGCTTCTCCCCGTCGCAAACGGTCGTCTATATCCTCGTGGCTTATTGTCATTCACTTGCCCCTGCTTGAACCCTATACAGGGCTATAATTCGATATATTCCCGTATCAAAACGCCGGGTCGGGAATTGCGATCCCTTCCGCAATCAATGACTGGAGATAGTTGTAACGCTCGGCGCCGTGCATCGCCTCGGCTGTGAGCGCGTCGAGGTCGTTGGTGGTAACGGCAACCAGCTCGGAAACTTCGGTGGGGTCAGCAGGCTTGGCGGGATCAGGATGCACACCGGCTGAACCGGCAAGGCGGGGCGGACCTTCATCGGCTCCGCACCGCACCCGGTGGCCAGCAATGTAATCGCGCACAGCGTCAGCCCGCGCACTCTCTGCCTTGGCGTTGTCATCGGTCAGCCTCTTGTTGCGTTCGGTCTGGGTGGCAAGGTTCGCCCGGTCGGTCTCGTCCTGCATGGTTTGCGCGACTTCCTGCGCGGTCCGGTAATCCTTGGCCTGCTTGGCCAGTGCGACCAATGCATCATCGCGTTCCCGCAAGGCCCCGCGCTTGCCGTGATACTGCCATCCCGCAAGTACGACAGCGCCGACAAGCCCCGCCGCCATGGGATAGCGCACGACAACCGCAAATGCGCTGGAAACGGCTTGGCGGGCAAATCCCAGCATCCGAAGCGCGAACAGGATCATGGCGCTTCGGTCACGTTGATCGGGTCATCCGCCTTGCCGCTGGCTTGCGCCGTCACGGGCGCGCTCTGCCCGAGCTGGTCGGCCATCGCCTGCATCGCCTGGGACTGCCCGATGTTGCGGATGCTGTTGATGAGCATCGGCAGCGCGGCCATCAACCCGCCGATCACAATGCCGTGGGTCTGGCTATGGTCGACGCCGCCGGCCACGTCGAACAGTTCCGAGATGCCCGCGACGAATATCGACCCGGTGATGACGATGACCGCCAGCGACCACAGCGCGGCCAGTTCCCATTTCTGCGTCATACGTCCCCCCAGTTCAGAGCGAACAGGATGATGGCGATGGGCAGCGTCGCCAGGATGGCGAGCGCGGCAAGGTCGAGGGCAATGCCCAGTTTGCGGATCATGCTTGCCCCCGATACAATGCGGCTTCGGCCATACGGCGGCGCGTGAGGCCCTTCATCGGCGTCATCACCCCGTTGATCTTGGCCTTGTTCCAAAGTCCGAACGAAAGCGCCGCCGCCTCCCATTGTTCGGCAATGTGGTTCCGCAGCACGGACGATTTGCGGAAGTTGGCCAGCCCGATATTGTAGGCCAGCACGACCATCGCCGCCAACTGGTTATCGCTGGTTTTGTGCCCGCCGAGCATCCCTTCCACGCCGTTGCCGAACACGCCGACATCGCGTTTGAGCCGGTCAATGCACTGTTCAAGCGTCCACACCGTGCCCTTGGCAATGCCGGGGCCGGTCGAACCGTAGCCGATAGTCCAGGGATCGCCGCCGCTGGCCGGGTCGGGATATGCCTTGATCGTGCCGTCCGGCAGTTTTTTGGCGAGGCCCTCAAATTCCTTGATGATCGGCGTGGCCAGGTCAATCCAGGTCATTCATCATCCCCCATCGAAGAAACCCCTATGAATGCGATAATTACGATTGCGGGCAGGATGGCAAGCGCGGTCACAGCGTTCCGGTGCCTACGTTTAGGGGGTGCATCTGTGCAGGAGTCATCGTCAGAACACCCGTGGGTGATCGGCGAAGGTATCGGTGCCAGCCTGCTTCACCAGCGTGCGCCCACCGACCACATCGACTAGATTGCCCACACCGGGGTAATAGGCCTTGAGGTTTTGCGGGCGGATGCGCGGCGGGCGAAAACCCTTGCCCAGTGCCGCGATTTTCTGTCCGATCAGACCCGCCTTGCCCATGCCGGTTACAACCAGCTTGCCCGAAAGCGAGCTGATCACGTCGGCGACTGCATCGAACTCCTGATCGAACTGCGCGATCAGGGATTGGAGCGCGAAGATCTCGGTCGCGATCACTTCGCTGGCAATGTCGCACGCGGTCTTATCATCCATGGTGGCCCCTCTCGACTCGATGCCAGATTGTTACCTTAGGTGGGGTCGATTATCTACCTGTCCGCGCGCTGACTTCCTCACGTCACCACAACTCGGGCATAGCCGTTATAACCGGCGCTGGGCGATGTGGGATAAGTTGCGCTCTGACTTCCGTAACCCATGTCCGACCCCGTGCTCCAGATGTCCCCGTTGTTCGGGGCCGTGGGAGTAACCCCCGCCGGCAGGTTCATCGAAGCATGGCCAGTCTCGGACGGGGCCAGCTGCAGCGGCGGACCAAGCAGGGC